TATGGATAGAGACTTTATTGAAAGGTCAAAAGTCCTGTATTGTCAACACAGTACATGATAGTATTGTTATTGACGTACATCCAGAAGAAGAAGATCATGTCTTATGGGCTATTAATGATTGTAATATTAATATGAGCTTACACATACATCACCACTTTGGTATACGTATTAATGTACCTCTATTATTAGAATCTAAAATAGGCAATAATTGGCTTGACATTAAGGACGTTGCGTAGTATAACTATGCTCTTTTGAAAAACTATGTGAGGAGAATAACACATGTCAATAACAACAGTAGATACAAACAACTATGACGAAATGGCTAAAGCAATGGGCATCACAGCAGATGCTAGTAGTAAGAATAAATCATCTAGTAACTTAGCTAGACTACGCATTGCTCATTCAGCTATCATGGGTGAGACTGAACTGAAGGGTAAGAAAGTAAACATGGAAGTGGTGTCAGGTGGACACTTCAAGTTAGAAGTACCAGACAGTGCCACTGTATATGCACCAAAGATTAAACTACGTACCTTCTTACAACGCTTCATGTACAAGCGTTTCATTAAAGGTTCAGGTAATGTACCTAATCGTTTTGTAAAGACTACTATGGGTGAGTCCTTGTATGTTGATCTTAAGGACAACGATGGTGGGTTCAACTGTGGTAAGCCTAGTGGTTGGATCAAAGACTTCAAGGCACTGCCTACTGCACAGCAAGATCTGATCAGACAGATTAAACGTACTCGTGTTGTGTTTGGTTTAGCTGATCTAGTAGATCCTGTGGATGAGTCAGGTGCAGAAACTAAGCTAGGTACTACACCTTTCATATGGGAGATAGATAATCGTGATGCCTTTAAGATACTAGGTGACACGTACAATGCTTTTAATAAGCAGAGGCTACTCCCTATCTCTCACGAGATCACTGTAGGTACAGAAGAAAAGCCATTACCAAATGGTAGTAGCTTCTACATACCTGAAGTATCTGTTGACATGGACAACTCTATAGCCTTGACATCAGGTGATCAGTCTACCTTTGCTGACTTCATGGAGTGGGTAGATAGTTACAATGAGTACATCTCTAGTGCATGGACTGACAAGTCTAAACGTAAGATGTCAGGAGATGATCTAGATTTAGTGAATGAGTTTGTTGACGTTGACGATTCGGCAGTAGCGTAATGAATCATCCTGCTGAACTGGCACTAGCGCAGTACATGACAGATGCAGCCAATGGTAAGGCTGTGTTATCTAAAGATACAATAGAACGTATTGGTAAGGATGTCATGGACGCACTATCTCGCCAGTTTGGTGGGGGAAACAAACGTGGGAAGTTTGGCTTGAGGATGTCTAATATAGGCAGACCCTCTTGCCAACTCTGGTTTCAAAAGAACCAGCCCGATAAAGCGTTGCCCCTACCCAGTAACTTTGTAATGAACATGATGCTAGGAGATATAGTAGAAGCAATATTTAAAGGGCTACTAACAGAAGCGAAGGTAGAGTATGGTGATGCAGACACAGTAGAACTAGACCTACCTGATCAAGACACTAAGATTAAAGGTACTTATGATATAGAGATTGATGGTGCTGTAGATGACATAAAGTCTGCATCTGATTGGTCATATAGAAATAAGTTTAAAGACTATGCTACATTAAAAGCACATGACTCGTTTGGTTATGTGGGACAACTTGCAGGATATGCCAAGGCATCAGGTCTTAAAGCTGGTGGTTGGTGGGTAGTTAATAAAGCAAATGGTAGCTTTAAATATGTACCTGCTAATGGACTTGACATGATGGAAGAAATGTATCATATTAACAAGACAGTGAAGACTGTTAATAAGAATGAGTTCAAGCGTTGTTTTGATGCAGTAGATGAAACCTTTAATGGTAAGCTGACAGGAAATAAAATACTAGGTAGTGAGTGTGGCTGGTGTTCTTTCCGCAAGACCTGTTGGCCTGAGATGAAAGAACTGCCAGCATTAAAGTCACGGGCAAAGGAACCTAAGATAGTTTCTTACGTGCACATAGAGAAGGAGAGTAGAGTATGAAAGATTTTCCTGAAGTGGACTATCTTAATGCTAACCCAGATGTTAAAGAGGCTGTAGACAATGGACAGTTTCGGGATGGGAAGCATCACTACGAGGCATATGGTAAAAACGAAAATAGAAAGGGGCTAGAAGAATGGACACAGACGTAACAGAATTAGAGAATGCAATTAGAGAAGCTGAAGCACAGCTATCTGAAATGAAACGCGAGTACAAAGAGAAGCGTACTGCTTCTTTACGTGTGGCATTAGAAGCTAGAAAAGATATTGATTCTACAATACGTCAAGAGTTAAAAACTCTAGGCTACGGTATTAATCAGCTAGGCTCTGGTGCATTTTCATTCTGGAATGGCAGAGCGTACTAGCACGTGATGAACTATGCAAGGTTCTCTCATGCGAGAAAGTATGGGTACAGGTCAGGCTTAGAGAAGAAACTCGCTGATGAACTTAAGGCTTTAAAGATAAAGTTTTCTTATGAAAGTCTTAAGATAGAGTGGGAAGATCTAGCCTACCGTACCTATACTCCTGACTTTATATTAGACAATGGTATAATCATAGAGTCTAAGGGTATGTTCACTGCTGCTGATAGGCGTAAGCATCTAGCTATACAGAGACAGCATCCTAAGTTAGACATACGCTTTATCTTTGAGAACAGTAGGAGAAAGTTACGCAAGGGAGCCAAGAGTACATATGCAGAATGGTGTATCAAATATAACTTTCGGTATGGTACTAGGGTTGTACCTGAAGAATGGCTTAAAGAAAAAGGAAAGAATAAACATAGTAAGTTTATATCTTTTACAGGTACGAAAAGGAGGATTGCATGACAGACGATATAGATCCTGAGTTTGATCCTAATGATTTTGCAATACGATTGCGTCCTCATATAGTAGATGACACATGGAATGGTGATGTAGACATATGTATTATGTGGGATGACAAACATAAATTAACAGGAGCAGACTTTACAAAGCTAATGCATTTAACTAAAATGATATGTGCATCTGTACCTATGATGGAGTATGACGATGTACTACGAACAGACATAAGTAACTATGTAACAGACTATGACAATGACACGTTACCAAAGACACCTACTACCGAACCTGTAACTGCACAGGTGACAAGTATAGATGGTAATGTAATACACTTATCTTTTAATACGACAACGAAAGGATCAGCATGATGCCAACACTCACATTGGGTAATGAAACAATTAGTATTGATGATACTAAGTACGCAAAAGAAAGAGAGCCAGAGTTACCTTTTACTGACATGGTAAATAGTCCACCACACTACAACAAGAGTGGTATAGAATGTATTGACGCAATAGGTGCAGCTACTGACATAGGATACAAGTACTACCTACAAGGTACAGTAATAAAATACCTATGGAGATATGAATATAAGAATAAACCTGTTGAAGATCTTAAGAAAGCAAGGTGGTATCTTGATAAGTTAATTGACGAAACACAAAAGAATGAGTACAATGATTTAGCGGAATCATTTACATGAAACTAAAAGTATTCTTAACCTTAGACATAAACAAAGAAGAGTACCATGTACCTTCTGATGGAGATGTCGCGTCTGAAATAGATGATGCTCTACGTGAATACATCCATGATGTAGGTGGGCTAGAAGTGTCATCATTGAAAATAAATATGGAGAGATAGCTATGCATACAAATAATTATTTAAGTTCTGACTACCAAAATTTTATTGCCCTATCACGTTATGCTAGGTGGAAGGAAGGAGATCAAAGGCGTGAGGGTTGGCTTGAGACAGTTGAAAGATACTTCAACTACCTTGAGAACTATGTAAAAGATAAGTATGGTTATATGATGCCAGATGATACTCACAAGAAACTAGTAGATGCAGTACAGGACTTAAATGTTATGCCAAGTATGAGAGCGTTGATGACAGCAGGTGCACCACTTGATGTGTGTCACGTGCCTAGCTATAACTGTTCATACCTGACAGTAGATACACCAAGAGCATTTGATGAATGCATGTATGTACTTATGTGTGGCACAGGTGTTGGCTTCTCTGTTGAAAAAGATTACGTAGAGAAACTGCCCACAGTTAATGAACAACTGTTTAATTCTGACACGGTAATTAAAGTAAGAGACTCTCGTATCGGGTGGGCCAAGTCTCTCAAAGAACTAATTGCTATGCTATACTCTGGTCAGATACCTACATGGGATGTCAGTGAGGTACGTCCTGCTGGTGCTAGATTAAAGACATTTGGNGGNAGGGCATCTGGAGCAGGGCCACTAGAAAAACTATTTAACTTCTGCATTGAGAAGTTTAAAGGTGCAGTAGGCCGTAAGTTAACACCACTAGAATGCCACGACATTATGTGTAAGGTAGGTGATGTAGTAGTAGTAGGTGGTGTAAGACGTAGCGCATTGATCAGCCTGTCAGACATTGATGATGGTGATATGCGTCATGCTAAATCAGGAGAGTGGTATATTCATAATCCACAAAGAACACTAGCCAACAATAGCGTAGCCTATGAGCGCAAGCCCAACATAGGAACTTTTATTAGGGAGTGGACATCATTGTATGAAAGTTATTCTGGAGAGCGTGGTATATTTAACAGGCAATCTGCTAGTAAACAGGTAGCTAAAAATGGTAGAAGAGATGGTGATCATGCTTTTGGTTGTAACCCATGCTCTGAAATTATATTAAGACCATTTCAGTTCTGTAATTTATCAGAGGTAGTAGCACGTAATACAGATACACTTAAGACACTTAAGGAGAAAGTAAAGTTAGCTACTATACTAGGTACATTACAATCTACACTTACAGATTTTAAATACCTACGTAAGATATGGAAGACTAATACAGAAGAAGAGAGACTGTTGGGTGTATCTCTTACAGGTATCATGGACTGCCCGATATTAAATGGTAAGCAACAGAGTATCAGTCTTCCTAGAGTACTAGAGGAACTAAAGCAAGTAGCTGTAGATACTAATAAAGAGATAGCAGAAGCAATAGGTATTAACATGTCAGTAGCTATTACATGTGTTAAGCCATCAGGTACTGTGTCACAGCTAGTAGACAGTGCTAGTGGCATTCATGCAAGGCATAGTCCATACTACATCAGGACAGTACGTGCTGATAACAAAGACCCTATGACACAGTTTATGATTGATCATGGTATAC